GCATTAAATGCCAGTTGGTCGTTATAAAAGACCAACCCTAGGTTAACAGAGTCAACTGTAGCCGAAGCTCTTAAAGGAGAAATCCATTAATAAGAGTGAGCTGCCCGTGAGGGTAGTGAAAATGCGTTAGTTCGACCAAGACGTAAATCCTTGGTGACTTTTCAACATCTTCAACTATGAAAAACTTTAATCTTCACAATTTATTTATTGTGAGATTGATAACTAAACTATTTAGTTATAGTTCTTCACTAACTGTAAGACATTTCCTTGGATTAGTAGCTAAAATGAGATCAAATAATGGTCTCTCATACACAATAAAGTATATGAAAGCTACTAAATTAGCCATCACTAGATATATATGTGGAAAACCATTATATATTAATGATGCTAATGTATCCATAGGTAAAGATGGATGACCTACTAAATTTAGATTTCTACAAAAACTTGTAGATTCTAACATAAGAGTCTTAATGACTCTTATGACATATAGTAGAGCACTAGTTCCTACAAAAGCAGAAATAACTGCTAGAGTAGTAAAACTAAATACAATAACTGACCCTTATAAAGGGAAAGAATATACTATTCCAAAAGAATTTATAATAAAATTCTTAGAACAGTATAAATTGTATTCATCTAAACCTAGTTATGATGAAAGCAAACATTACTTAAGTGTTAAAGGTTCTCCATTAGGAAAAGCCTCTTACACAAGTAATTTTGCAGTTGCAGCATTAAGTATACCACAACTTTATAACATAAGTTATATTGTTGGGGATTACTATAATAAAATTTATAATCATTGATATGATATTAAACTTAATCATAGAGAACTTAATGTTCCTAACATAACTGGAAAATTATCCATAGTTCATGATCCTGAATTAAAAGAAAGAGTAATTGCAATGTGTGATTACACAACACAATTTACTCTTCGTCCTATACATGACATATTACTTAATAAATTAAGTAATTTACCATGTGATAGAACTTTTACTCAAGATCCGTTTCATAAATGAAACAATGAAAATATGGAATCTTACCACTCATTAGATCTCTCTGCAGCTACAGATAGATTTCCAATTAAACTTCAACAAAAATTGTTGAGTCTAATGTTCAATGATTATCATTTTGGTAAACATTGAAGAGATCTACTCGTACAAAGATCCTATATGTTTGAACAACGTGAATATAGATATTCAGTTGGTCAACCAATGGGAGCTTATACAAGCTGAGCTGCATTCACCTTAACACACCATCTGGTGGTTGCCTGAGCTGCACATTTGTGCAGAAAAGACAATTTTAACCAATATATTATTCTTGGTGATGATATCGTTATTAAAGACGATAAAGTTGCCAATAAATATATTACTCTTATGAGTAGATTTGGTGTTGATATATCTTTAAACAAGACACATGTATCAAAAGATACATATGAATTTGCTAAAAGATGAATCAAAGGTGGAAGAGAAATTAGCGGATTATCTCTCAAAGGAGTTGTGAATAATATAAATAGTATTCATGTAGTTTACATGAATATATTTAATTATTATTTACGTAATCCTTCTTTAAGAGTTGATCTGTTAACCTTAATGGGTTACCTATATAATGGTTTAAAACTTAAAGGTAGATTTTATAAATCTAACTTTATTATTAAATCATTAATAGACTTCCACCATGCTATAAGATTTTCCTTTGGATTATCTAATTATGAAGAATTAAGAAATTACTTCATAAATAAAATCCAAATAGAAGGTTATATAGTTCCAAGTGAAAATACCATCTCCCTCAAAATAAGGGAAATATTATCACTTGGTATGGTGGACCAAGCTAAAGCTATGGTCAGAACTATAAATAAAGATGCTAACCTTTATGAAAATAAAGTTAGTAAATTTGTCTATAGCAAAGACTATCCCTTAAAATTTGGTTATTTAAATCATATAAATAATTTAATTAATCAACTTAAAGGGTTCTCTAATGGAAATTATAACTTATTAGATATAATTTCAGTTATTAGAGTTCAAAGTTTAGACCAACTATTAAATTTTGGAAGAAATTCTCACCAGAATTTAATAGTTATGGATAAACTTTGAAAAGCTTCATTTAAAAAGTTTATCATTCAACTAAATAAATCAGTTGATGAAAAACCTCAAATGGACCTTATGGCTCACATAAGAAGTGGAAACTTCTTATCTAAATCATATGGATCTAGCTTAGCTACTCTTAAGCCATGATATGAAGAATTAGAAATTAATCTTAAAAGATCAGTTTCTCAATTCTTAATCATGGATACAAGAGCAGGGTCTAAGGTAAAAGTTAGAGACTCCTTGACTTATACTAATGCTTGACAACAATATTTTATTGATTGTACAAGAAATGGTAAAGTCATTGACTTTAACCATAAAGTATAACTTTATAGTTAGTTATCAATCGGAGTTTTATACTCCGCGATTTACGTCCTTTGTTTTATCAAGGG